CTTCCTGCCCAAGATACCTCTGTTGAGAGTTCAGTAAACGCTCAAGTTTGAAGTACTGGTCGTGTCCCATGACGATAAGCTTTGGCTCACCACCATTGGTACGAATCTTCTGAATAGCAGTGTCCAGCATGTTAAGGGACAAGTCCCGTCCAGTACCGGAGTTACCTTGTACAGAAGCCGCTGTTGCCCACTGCTTAGATGCAGTAAGACGAGATGCAGTCAGAGTAGACTCCAAGTCATAAACACCAGCGTTAGTTTTGATGGTTGAAGCACCGAAAGCAACTTCGTCTTCAGAAACGATGTCGTCAATAGATGTCAAACCAGCACGGGCGTGAGTAAACACACCGTCTTGTGCTACAACAAGAGCGTTCGAGAGAGCGTCTGTCATAGCAACTACACCAGCAGTAGATACGGTATTGATAGTTTTACCAGTCGCATCTGCTAGAGTGTCGTTGTCAGACACGGCGATATCATCACCGGGTCTAAAGTTGTTTGTGTTCGTTAGAGTAAAGTTACTAGCGTCAGTTGTAGCTGTCACAGTAGCAGTAGACCCAGCCAACAACTCAAGGTTCATTTCCTTGATGTGGTCAATCTGGGCGTTCTCGTTTTCCAGAGCCAGAACATCACCAACACCACCCTCAAGCTGCGATGTAAACATCGCCTTGACGGAAGCTGCGAATGTCGTACCAACGATACGAGGCAGCGATGAAACTGTCTGGATATCGGATACATCAATCGTTGGGAGTGATCCCGTTTCTGTTACGGGGTTAGAGCGTGAAGCTCCCCGGTCGGCACGAACACGCCAACCAGCCGTATTACCCCAGACATTTCTGGGGAGAGCGTTGAAGAACCGTGTTTGGTTATTTAGTGCGTGCCATACCTTACGACCAAAAGTAGCCGTAAAGACATCGCCTGATACACTAGAACCACCATCGACACCCAACGCAGTTCCCGAAAAAGCTTTCGAGAGGTACTCAGAACCGAGTACCGATTGCGTCATGCCACGATTGGCCTGAGCTAGAAATTCAGTTAATGAAGTAGCCATTAATTACAGACCTCCTAAGTTTAAAGTGTTACTTCACCATTCGCTACCTGATGCTGCAATTTACGCAGTTCAGAGTAGGAAAGGTCAGCAAGCTGTTCAGTTATGTCACCATCAGTTGGTGACCCTTTTACGATCTTTACATCGTCCTGTCCAAATGACGAGGTTTGCGTTGGAGCTACTAATCGACGCTCTTCCTTGAAGCCCATCTTACGTAGTCGATCCTCTGTCTCCTGCGTTACCGCCTTAGACACAGAACCTTCATATGCTTCGATTTGCTTCGAGAGTTGGTCAATCTGCTTTTTCATCCGTCCAACCATAGCGTTTTCAACATCTTCGTCGTCATCGCCGTTGTCGTCGTCATCTTCTTCTTCTTTCATAGGGTACTCACCCTTTTCCTCATCCTCTTCGTCCTCTTCGGTCCGTGCTTTTTCCTCGTCCTCGTCCTCTTCCTCGTCGTCTTCAGCCTGTATAGTGGCCTGTTGGTCAGGGGCTGATGTAGGTGGAGTAACAGTATCAGAACCGTCATCACCATCAGCATTTAGTGGTCCACTCTTTTTAGCAGAGCGAACTTTGTCCCCATCAAGGTCATCAGTGGCTTTCAGTATTCCCGCAACTGCGGTAGCAACGTCTTTAATTAAAGCGGTACGCTCTTCTTCCTCAGCCTTCGCAATGTCAAAAGCATCTTGCTCTTGTTCGGCATAAGTCATTCGAGCGTCCATCTTTGTTAGTACTTCAGACAAAGCCGCCAAGCCTAGCGATGTGCCTTCCATGTACTTTTCAAGACGACCGTATAGTTCATCTGACATAAGATACCTCCATGTAGTATCGTCCATTCCAATCCAATCCTAAATAAAGGTTGGTCTAAGCCACCTCCGACCTCTATTATATAAAACGAACGTTTGTTCTATAAAACATTCTATATTATTATACTAGGGTTTAGGAAAAGTTATAGAAAAACTTAATCTTTATAGGAGTTTATATCTATTTGACCGTCTAAATACTTCAACATTTCGTTTCGGAAATCGTATAACGGCATCTGAACTAGCTTTTTTACTTTCTCACATTGGTTACCTTCGGGTAAAGCAGCCTCGATTTGATCTAAAACTCTGCCTACCATTCTAGAGTGTCTAGCTAACACCCACTCTTGTTCAACTGTTACCTTTTCTACTTGCATGTTATTCCCTACCTATCCTGCGGATGTTTTAATATCTATATTTTGCGCCTCTTTTAGTTTTTTCTGGAGATGAGAATTGATCTTTTTCATATCTACAACCTCAGCCACCGCAGCATCTAAAAAAGATTTAGGGGTATGTGAAACTTCTTTTTCTACAATACCGTTTTTAGTGCGATATCTCCTAATAACGGCTCCCCCTCGATTGATTAAACCTGCGTAAGGGGCGGTATAAGTTACCTCCCCAATTGTTGAGTTCCCAGTTCGATACACACGCGTTGATAACGACGACGCTAACTGACCAGTTTTGACCGGCAGCCTCCCACCCATGCTTTCGGGAACGCTAGAACGTGTTGCCACATCCTGTGTTATCTCCCTAACAAGAGCAAGAATTACTGTGTCCATGTATGATCGAATAGTCATACCATATTATACTAGGCATTACTCCAAACTTCGGGGAGTTCTAACTCAAACTCTGATGGTTCCTCATCAAACCTATCTAAGTAGATTACTTCCTTACCTACCTGACCATACTTCGGGTGGTAGTAAAGAACAATGTGCTTAGGTTTAGTAATAACATGCAACCTACTAAACACAAACTCATCGCCACCTTTAGTGGTGCCACATATATGTAAGCTTCCCGTACCTATATCTATCTCATCAACTCTATGGAAATGCCCCAACAGAACATCATCAAACTTTTCAGAGACATTAAAAGCATCATCTGTAATAATTTGTGTCTTGTATTGAAGCACAGCCCTAAGCGAAGTAATAGCCCTTTGTATTGATGCTGTTGCTCCTCCCCCACTAATGGAATCTCCATGCATCATCAGCAAATCTCTACCCGCTACTGACACAACGTGAGCAAAGGACTTAGGTATTTCAAACTTTATATTTTTCTGATTAGCACAAAATACAGCAACCCACTGATAAAGCATGTAATCCCAATCTTGGTACTTGTCTTTAGACGGAATCTTACGAGTCATGCGACCGTGGTTCCCCACAACACATGGAACTCTAATCTCATCAAAGTGAGGAGCCAAGAACATTAATGCTTGACCTATAATCTTAGCCCCGTACATCATCTGCATCATGCAATTATCTACATTAGTGCGGGCTAATTCATCATGAATATCTCCTGAAATCATGTCCCCCAGCATAGGAATAACTAACTCATCTACCTCACAAATGTTACGCCTGTATTCCGCAAGACTAAGAACTTGGTTAGCCCACCCCCATATACGACGGCTAAACAACTCTATATCGTAAGAGTTCAACCCAACCATCTGATCTTTAGTAACATAATCTCCAACGTGAGTATCCGTTAAAGGAGCAACCATTGACTGTTTAGCCTTGCCTTTTTTCTTGCCCGACGGTTTCCGTATCGGGAACTTTTTTACTTTATCTAAAGGAGAAGTGTATCGACGAATAGTGTCTATTAGAATTTCAGAGCGTACACTATCCTTAATAGATTTTTCATAAAGCTTTTTGTAGTAGGAGGATTCAGCCTTGTAAGTAGCGGCTCTCTTATCTATACGAATCCGATCTTTAAGAAAGTCCTCTTCTTCTTCCGGTGCTATATTATCTGCCCACTTAGCAGCGTGTTCATCCACTATGGAGTCGGGGTCAAAGACTTCCCGATCATACCACCGCTGAATTGTTGACCGATGTACACTAATGCCGTACTGGTCGTCAAGCCACTTGGCTAAACTAGTCCAAGTCGCTCCCGCTTGTCTCTGCTTTATTAAGTCCTGCTTGGCTATCTCTGGAATCATTGCTATCCTCCGCTGAGTCTAATCCATCAAAATATTCTTTAAACAATTCATAGAATGCTTGTTGCGTATTTTCTTTTGTTTCTTTTACCAATTTATCTGGCCTTTCTTCTTCGGGAATTTCATCCCCCTTCGTACTTACCTTTGTCGCCTGTTTAGGCAATTCGGGTCGAGTCTCTCGCATTGGTACAGTAGAATCAAATCCTGCAACAAAAGCATTTGATTTCTCAATGCTATCATAGTTTTCAGCGTCTTGCAAATTTAATTCTTCTCGTGCCTCCTTAACAAGGTTGACAGCAAATTTTTCGACAGTTCCGTTCCTAAGAAATTGATCTAGTTTAGCTACCCCACTTTTCTTATTTTTCTTTTTCATAGGGCCTCTAGCACCATAGGTGGGGGTAAACACTCCGGGGTCTGAAGCTACCGCAACAGTACCTATCCCACTAACTGCTCCCCCATCTTTTTGCATCTCCGCATAATGCGAAAGATGCGCTAAAGCAGATTTCCATAATTTCTCTTCATCCTTCGGGACAGGCCCCGACCCCGCTGGTCGTCGTGGGGGAATTCTAGGTGTAGACGGTTGGACATCTTCTGATGCCCCCGCTTGTGGTTTAGGGTCAGGCAAGTCAGGTTCATACAACGTAGGTTGCTCCGATGGGGCACGCTCCCCACCGCCCTCGCTTCCCTGTTGTTGCTTCGAGTGTATTGCCATAGAGTGCCCGTGTGCAGCAGATACATGCGCCTTAGAGGAATTGCCATCTACCATGGACAATTTCTGTGCTTGTTCAGTGTGGACTCCCCTAGCGTTAGCATGATATTTAATATTAGCTTTCGTAGGGTCTGGGTGGTGTATAGATTTCACACCGTCCCCGTAGTAATAAATTATAGTGCCATCTGGCAATTCTTCCTTCCCGATATACCCATGCGACTTTTTTGTTTCATCCGTATCCTTAAGGTAGTTCCCCGCTTCAGAGTTAGGTTTCAATACTTCCGTATGATTTAAAGCGTTAAGGGGAACCTTTCCTATATGTCTTGTGTCGGAGGCATTTAGTTGGTAAGGTTGTGAACGTTCTTCAGGTGCATCAGGCATTATTCGTCGTCCTCTCCATCATCCATATCAGTAAGCGTTACCACCCCAGACTTAGACTTTGGGGTAGACTGCAACTGATTGGTAGGCTCTTGTTTCCTAGGGCGTTGCCGTGGTGTTGTAAACGTAGCGTCTTCAATACCCGAAACCCCGGAAGGAGTGAGGTGAGCTACATAGTCTTTACCTTGACTTATAAACCACATCCTCGTGCCATCAGGGGTAATCTCTTTGACTAAAGGATTCATATAACCTTGCTCATGTAAAGAATCCGTCCAAGTAGATGTTGTGGTTTTCGTTAAACCGTAAGCACGATCTTCAGCTTTATCTTCTCTAGCCTCAGCATACTCATCAATATCTCTTTCATCAAGAGGCATCTTATCATATTCATCAGGAGTTTTCCACCCTAAATTTCTATCTTTATACTTCCCCTCCTGCTTCTCCATTGATTGCTCCACAGGTTCACCTTCATCATCATCGCCCTCTCCTTCTTCATCATCATCGTCTGCGGCTTCACTAATAGCCGCCTCCTGCTGTAGCTGTTGCATCTGCTGCTGTTTCAACTGCTCCTCTTGAGAGGTCAAAGCTAGAACTTCAGTCTCACCACGAATCTGAGCAGATGGTACAGCTTCGCCAGAAACCACAAAATCTACATCATCCATAGAAGTGTCTTGTTGTTTTAAGGTAACATCAAACCCTATCTCCGTAAGCATCTTAGCAATTTGTACTCTTTGGCTAGTAAAGTTAATTCTGGTTGCCTCAGCCTTCTCCTCTGGGTGGGGCAGGTGTAATTTCCAGTCCTCAATCCCAAAAGCTTCTAAGATACGAGGGAATACTTTCTCGTGGAATAATCGCTGGTCAGCCTCAACCACTCTGCTCATAACCATTAGTTGTTGAGTCTGCGTTGACATTCCCCCAAATGCGTCCGGTGAACCTTGCCATGCTGGGGAAACACCCCATAAGGCTGCAACTCGTTCCCGAATCTCCTCTTTGACGGGCAGGTAATCCATTTCCTGTAAGGTGTGGAACAGCCTAACCATGTCCACTCGTCCCCTATTAGTCTTAGAAGAAACTGCCACCATAGGGATATAGTTAGGATCGCTGCGTGTTTGAGCAGCTATAGCCTCTCTTTCCTGCTTGAGGCTTTCAGGGTCGTCAGTTGAAACCATAAGCATAGCTGATGGCATCTTACGTTCAAAGAAATATCTGTACAGGTTTCTGTCCATACCTATAAGGGTAAGAGCTTTTTCAAAAATTGTAAGGATTGGAGACCAACCATAAGTTTCTGTGGGGGCAAATTTGGAAACGTGGATAACCTCAGAATCTAGTAGATAATGAATCTGATTACGGTTTGAATACTTGTACATTGCCGGTCGCATATCTAAACCACAATCATCTTGAGCCTCACACTTGCCCTGTTTTTCCTTAGCTTCCTCTCGATGCAATGGGCATAAGAAATGTGATTCCTTTGGAAGCCCCTCATCATTCAAATCAAACTCCATCAAGGCTGGGTTCAACCGTCGAAGCTCCATAGTCTTAGACCGTAAGGTGCCCCCCTCTTCATGGAAATACTCTTTGTGAAGGTATAGGAACCCATCATCAGTCGTATTTATATCCCAATGGAACTGGCGTAAAACCTCCTCGAAACTCTGGTCAAAGACATTACAATCCTTCATAAATTTTTCTAGTCGTTCCGACTCGCCTTTATCAGGGTTGGTTGCAGTTGGTTCAAAAGTAACCCCTCGCCTAAATACTTCACCCGTAATGTGTGAAAGGGGTCCTCTAATCTCCTCAACTTGGAACGCAATGGTTTGCAAGTCCTGTATAAGTTGTTTCCTAAACGCAATCTGGTTCTTTATATAGGTGTTTACGATATAATCTATACCGAAAGCTGGGGATTCTCCGGTGTCCCCCGCAGCTTTCCGTAACATTTCCTCGCTATTCAACCCAAGTTTAGCGTTTAGCTCATCCATTTTACCCATGAGTAAGGGAGCTTCCGGTAAAAATTCATCAAGTTTCATAAGTTAGTCCCGTGTTTTAGTTATCGAAGAAATATCTTCAAGAGCAGCTACTCGTATAATTGCTTCCAGAGCAGATTCTTTTAACATGTATGTTTCCGATTGAGGTTCTTTACCAACTTCAGCTTTTAGCTCCTTGTTAGCTTCTAATGCAGCCTCAAGTTTAGCTTGTACAATTCGTAAATTTTCTTCTAACGCCTCATTTTCCGCAAACGCCGCACCCTTTAATACTCCGATTCGGGCTGCTTCCCTTGTCAAAGAATGGTACGCACCCTCACTTAAAATTGTAACCGCCTCGTGATCGTCAGGAACATCTGAGTCAGGATCAAGTTGACCTAGCTCATTATTCCATGTATCCAATATTCTCCACGTACCCGCTAAGTCTCTATGAGCAACATACTGCTCTCCACGTTCACGTAAAATACCTCCAATAGGCATAACTGTACTCCTTACTATTCTATTATACTACTATTATACTTATGCGATGTGACACTTTGACCAGCCACAACTTTTGCAGCTTGTGCATCCACTCTCTTCTACTAGTATAGGACTTTTGCAGCATTCGTCAAGTGTTTGTTCTTTCGATAAATACGGAGTTTCACTTAAATGCTCCAGTAAATCTACCGTATCTATGTCAGGAGTAACATCAACAACATCGTTTTTAGTCTTTACTAAGACTTCCTTTTCTCTACTACCTGACCTATAAACAGTAATTCCTTTACATCCGGTTTCCCACGCAAGAGTATACGCTGTATACACATCTTCTATGGTAGCTTCGTTTGTAAAGTTGATTGTCTTTGATATACCTGAATCACATGATGCTTGAAAAGCAGATTGCATCCCAACATGCGCCTCTGGGGAAATATCAGCCGAAGTTACATAAACTTCTTTTACCCACTCAGGTACGTCGGAACGTTCTTGCAAGGAACCTCCGGTAGAAATATATTCCATTAACTCCTCTGAATAGAAATT